AGCTCAACTTGATAGACTTCTTTCTTCTCAATGACGCCATCAAGAAGCACGGCAATACGCTGCTTGCGTTTGCAAGCGCGACTCTCGCCAGCCCCAGAACCTTTGACGTTTTGAGGGCAGTCCATGCACCGTTCGGCCTGCCGTTGCTCTTCAGGAACAGACGCATCAGGTGTCTGTGTGTTAGATGACCAGCACGTTGGCTTAGATACCTGCCCCTCTACGTACTCACCTGCAAAGTAAATACTATGGATGGGTGCAGCTTTAACAATCACCACATTCAAAGCACGATCTTCAATACTCCGCACTTCTTTACCGTTGATCAATTCACGGAATACACCACCCTTGATACTGATTCGGCGGTTTACCGATCCACCCGCACCCGAAAGGGTTTCGTTCAGATCATCTGCAACGTCTTTTAGTAAAGCTAAGTTTGTATTTTTAAAAATTGCGAGGTCACTCATTTGCTTCTCCTTAAAGATTAAATATCATCATCGCTATTAAAGTTTAGCTCCAGTTGCTTAGGAGTATCAGCTTTAACTAATTCTTCTTTGACTTGGGTTTCTTTTTGTTTGGCTGTGATCAAGTAGTGCTCCACATCTTTGATCTTGAACCTGTAAGTATGCCCAATTTTTAAGTACGCTTCTTTCGGTATAAACCCTTGCCGCAACCACGCTCGCACGGTTGAGACTGATACCGAAAAATATTTGGCTACTTCTTCTATTGAAACGTATGCATCTGTTGCCACCATCACTTTCTCCTTATTGTTAGTACATACTCGCTATCTACATTTAACCCTGGTGGAAGTAAGTCAGGGTTCTCTTCCAAAAACTCTTTCATGTTGCCTTGATGAATGCGTTTCTCAAGTAACTGTGGTGCGTCATTGTCCAAAATAAAAGCATGCAAAGACTCCCAATCGTTTGTCCAGTAGTTCCGCTTGATTGTTCGGTAAAACAAACCTTCAGGCGTACGAACTGAATCGGCGTTGTTTGCTTTGCAGTGATCAAGTAACGCACCCTTAATCTTCTTCATCTGAGTTTCAAGGGCTTCGTTCTCTTCTTCAAACTGCTTGGTTAGTTCTTCTCGCTTGGTTCTGATTTTTAAATAAATCTTTACCAATTTTTCGATAGGAACATTTGACTGTTGCTCTTCAGACATCATGTTCTCCTTCAAGGGTCTTACAATCTACAGCTAATAATTTTTTTAGTCAAGCAAATCTTTGTAAAGTTCTACAATTTTTTGGTGAACGTCAATTTTTTGATTCAATAATTTGTAAACATATTTTTCTGAGTTAGAACCTTGCAATTGTACAACCGTCGTTGGATGTCTTTGACCAGGACGATGTACGCGAGCGTTCGCTTGTGCAAATATTTCTAATGATGGCGTCGGCCCCCACCACACAATTGTGTCAGCCGCAGTCAACGTTACACCGTGCGCTGCTGCCTGTGGTTGAATTACAAGAACTCGAGGGTTTGACGTTTCTTGAAAGCGTTTAAAGATGTCAGTACGCTTTTGCGCCGATACGTCCCCACTTATGATCTCAGTTGTAATCCCATCTGTTTTAAGTTTTTCACAGATGATGTCAATAACATGTTTAAACGGAACAAAGATCAATACTTTGTGGCTTGCTTCATCTATAACTTCTTTTAGCACACGGTAACGGTTGTCAATAGTGAACTCAATTGTTTCTCCGCTATCAGAATAAACTGCACCACAAGATATTTGTAGGAGTTTATTTAATTCTACTGCTGCATTAAACGCTGTAATCTCTTCACCTGCTGCCTGTATGACAAGCCGTTTTTTGAGCAAGTCATAATACTTTTTCTGTTGTGGCGTAAGCGGAACGTCACGGGTTACATAAGTCATTTCCGGCAGGTCGAGGCATTCGTCTTTGGTAAACCGAATGGCTGGCTGAAGTGCATTAAATACGGTTTGCACGGCTGACTCTTTGGGTATCCACCTGTATTGGGACACCTTATACATCACCATATCTTTAAACGCCGTAAAAAACTTAGGTACTCCCATCGGGTTTACCAGTTTGGCTAGCCCAAATGCGTCGGTAGGCGACTGCGCGGCAGGAGTCCCGGTTAGCATCCACAACCAAGTGCGTGGGCTAACGAGTCTGTATAAAGTTTTCCATCTTTGAGTTTGTGTATTCTTGTAAGCGTTAGCCTCGTCTACCACAATCAAATCAAAGTTAGCCTTTAAGATGTCATCAGCAACAATCTCTACACCATCGTAGTTAATGATTACAAACTCTGCGGGGCCGTTAATTATTTCTTTGCGCTTATTGCTTTTGCCGTAAGCAATATCCACAGTTCGGTGCATGGCAAACTTAAACAGATCGGCTCGCCACGCAGAATCCATAATCGAAAGTGGGCAGATCACTAACACTCTTTTTATTTTACCCACCGTCATCAGGTAGTCTGCCGCCCATATAACGCTGCCCGTCTTACCTGTGCCTTGCTCGTTAAGACACAACGCTTTTTGATGCAGAGTTAAAAAAGCCGCCGTAGTTTTCTGATGATCAAATGGTTTGTGTTGTCCAGGCCAGTTGTAATGCCCAAGTATAGGACTCGGTATATTGCGGATGTTGAGTTTCTTGAGGGTGTGTACCTCATCAAGACCCCACTTAACCGCTACTTTGTTATCCGGTAACTCTCTACTTTTAGGTATTAAGTTGGTTACTTTTTTTGGATTTCTAAGATTTAACAGTAGCACTTTATTATTTAATACCTGCATCGTTGCTCTATAAAAGGTGGGGCGGGAGTGTGTACAACAAGCCGAATCCACACGTTACTTGAATCCTCTTGTATCCCCGCCCCGTGAGTGTTACTTCTTGCGTTCTTTTTTGCTTACTTCAGACACCAGGTTACCATTGGAGTCTCGTTTAAAAGATCGGTTTTTTGTTTTACTTTGGACTGTGACCCCGTGCGAGTTATTGCCACCCTTGTCCATAGCCTTTTTGTGAGCTAAGTCTTTACCTTCACGCGAATCGGCAGTGCCGTTACCGTTACTGTCAGGGTTGGCTTTATCGTAAGCCCGTCGCGCACGTTGCCGTTCCATTCGGCGATCTAGTTCGCCACGCTCAACCTGTTGCGCGTACTCTTTTTTATAAGGTCTTGGTTTGTTTACGTATGGCATGATTATTCCTCTACCCTCCGCATATTAAAAAATGCGTTCAAACTAATTTGGTCTAATTTTTTCATTCTGAATCCAAGGTGTAAAGCTGCACAAATAAAAGCTCCGTTGCTAATGTATTCTCCAACAGACCGTTCTATTATGTGTTTCCAAGAGTAACTACTGCATTTTGTGTTTATTGTTTTTCTTGCGATACGAATGCTTCTAGGGCGTATCCAATCAATGCAAAGTTTAACTTCTTCAGGATTGATTGGGTTACCCGCTCCAAAGCCAGATGCGCTTAAGTTTGGGTATTTTTTAAGCACCTCTTGAATCTCTTGCATGGTTGCTCCTTTATAAATTATTTCCGTTATGTGGACAGCTTGTTACTACGCAGTGCTTCCGGCAAAGACCGCTTGGGCGTGGGTTCCAAACGTCGTTAGCGTAGGAGGACTTCATCCGTTCATAATCTTTGAGCCATTTTGTCCACATCTTTTCCTGATTGTCAACGTGGTAATTATCTTTTACAAGTTGGTTAGCAATCACAAACAAAAGGCCAGCTTTAACTTTTTTGATCGTATTAAAATGTTTAAAGACTGCAAGAGCCATAAGTTCTAATTGACTTGTGTCAGCGTACTTTGTTGACTTACCAGTCTTGTAATCTAAAACCCGTGCCTCACCTTTTTCTTCGTCGAGAATAATCAGGTCAGCAACACCGCGCCACCACACATCTTGATCAAAGAATCCGCAAGCAGACAAATCTTCCTTCAGCCCCATTTTAAATTCACATAACTTCTCACCAGGCATTTTGTTTAGGTTATCCAGCGCACCCTTAACAAAATTAAATTCTTCCGGCAAAGGTTCCCCATCACGGATGTACTTCTCGGCAGCTTCGTGAAACCGCTTACCGTATATAAGGTGTTCTTTGTTGTCGTCCTCCTTAAAATCTTTTGCCACTCGTAAGTGGTAGTACTTCTTGGGGCATTGATCAAAGGACTTAATGCTGCTAAAAGACCAAGGGGGTAGTTTCATGTGGCTACTCAACGTAACTTCTTACTGCTGCTCGCATCATCCGTAACGCGGCAACGGCTTCATCAATCGCGGTAGTTGCTTCAATAAACCTATTACGCTTTAACAATTCGTGGGCGTCTTTTAATTTCTTTTGCGCTTCTAAATGGTGCGGCGCGTAGTCCACATTTTTCTTAACACTCTCCATAACTTTTCCCTCTTCCCGACTCACAATTAACTGGCAACCCTTCGGCCCACTCAGGAACCCACCGCATGCACTCCTCAATGTAGGAGACACCTTCGTCTATTTGTACAGGATCGTCGGGCACAATGCAAGTGATAGCGTCGTGAACTGTTAGCACAACTTTGTACCTCTTTGCTATGCGTATCATCTGCTCGCCAATGATGCACCGCGCAATAGCCTGACACACGTTCTCAATCACCTTACCCCCATAAATCTTGGTGCGCCCCCGTCGGGTTTCGTATGAGAACTGCGGTCTGCCCTCCTCATCCATTTCAGCTTTCAGCCCGTCATACCGCATCCACAACCCACTTGGTAACCGGATGCCTGGGCGACCGTCTATCTTGAGAACGCTCGGTCTACCCAACCCCGCCGCCTCGCCACGCGATATGTAGAGAAGAGCCTCATGGGCCTGACGCCACAGGGCTGTAATTTCGTAGTTGGTTTTTCGGTAGATCTCAATAATGCGCCTGGCCTCATCAATCTCAACCTCAACGCCGAACGTCTTAAGTTGAGCCTGAAACTTAACTGCGCCCATGCCGTATCCTGCGCCGAGGATAGTAGTCTTACCCACGAATCGTTCTTCTTTTGTAATATCTTCCAATGATTTGTTATAGATTGCGGACGCCATGATCTTGTAGACATCTTTACCCTCCTTGAAAGCGGTGACTAAATCTTCCTGTTGTGCCAGCCACGCCAACACCCTTGCCTCAATCTGAGCAGAATCGGCATCAACAATCACAAAGCCTTCGGGGGCAATAATTGCCTTCTTTAACTTGTTGGCGTTCTCTCCCCGACTAGGCAAATTTTGCATGTTGATCTTGTCATCTCCACCCCACCGTCCTGTGTGGGCTGCGTAGTACCTGATTGGGATGGGCAGAGAGCCACGCTTGGCTATATCAATAAAGCGTTGGGTACGAGTTTCTTCCAAGGTGCTTTTCGTACCAAGCCGCGCCGCTACTACCGCTTGCACCCGTAGGTCAGGGTGCTCGGCTAAGGCTTTAAACTCTTCGTCACTCTTGGCAAAAGCAAGTGTCGGTTGCCCCGTTGCAGGGCTAATTTTCATGGGCGGTTCTACCCCAAAACTTTTAAGCAATTCGGCAAACTTTGGGTTGCTCATCAAAGTATCTTTGTCAGCCCCCGACTCTTGTAACAACTTATCTTTCTTATCTTTAACTTCCAAGAAATGCTGTTCAAGTAAAGGCAAGTTAAGTTCAAGCGTGGGGTCTATGAACATCCGCAAGGTTAGGTCAATGAGTTTTAGTTCTTTCTTGGGAAACCCATTGATCATCTTAAAAAACAACTTATAGGTAAGTTCTACATCATTTACGCAGTAGTCACCATAAGTAGATAACTCCTGATCAGAGAAGTCAAGTCGGCGTTTACCCATCGCACGAACAACCTCATCGCCCTTCTGACCAAGTTCGTACTTCTCGGCTAAGGCTTTCAACGATGCACTTGTCTCGACCCCGTGCAACGCACGGCCCATACACATGGTGTCGGCCCAAATATAAGTGTCAATACCAAAAATCCATTTCAATATTGACCCATCAAACATGGTGTTGTGGGCGATAGTTAAAGACTTATCCCAAGGAAAAGTTGATAGCCATTCTCTAAGTTGATCGTGTGTACCGCTACCCCACTCAGTTTCCCCATCGTTAACTTTCACCGCTACTCCAATAACTTCAAAGCGCGGATCACGCACGTACTCCTCGGTAGTCAGCTTGGAGAGGCTGAAGTCTTTGTCGTAATAAGTTTCAAAGTCAACAACAATCGTATTCATTTACGGTCTTTCTTAAAATACTTTTTGTTCTGTTCACCAACCCATAGTCCGGCACAAACAAGTTCTAATTCTTCGGATGGCGGGTTGGTTTTAAGTGCCATGCCACGGCCCTCGGCAAACCCACGGTTATAAGATCGCTCGATAGCACTATCC